TAGGTACATTTTTTACTTCAAAAAGTTTATCTTCAAAATCAGCATCAGTAAATCCTGTTCCTGCAGGAACGGTAACAGCATCTAATAAAATAATATCTCCCACATCAGCACCATGAGCTGACCCTGTGGTAAGAGTAACNGTTGCATCTCCACTCACCATTGTGAAAGTAGAGCTTGTTTGTTGTCTACCGGTATCGAGAGGAGTAATGTCATAGACCGCACCTTCATAATAAATATATAAACATTTATTAGTTCCCACTGCAGCGTATCTATTACCTGCTAAATCGACCCAGGTATGTTGATCACGACCCGCTCCAATAAGTTTATCGGATACCAGTTGTTGCCAGCCTCCAATTTTTTCAGGGAAACCATATCTAAATCGAGAGTAATCGGCATTAACCCACTTACCTTCGGCTCCTGTATCTGATGACTGCTTATCTAATCCAGGTTTTAATCTGATTTTATGTAGCATAGAAAAATCCGTTTAGGACAAATTATACTATATTTTTCTGGATATCAACTCCTTACACCATCCGTTTTCATAATCAATTGCCATAACTTTCTTAGCTTTTGCTTCTTGAGCTTCGGTAATGATTNGAGAAGAGTGTTCCCTGAGTCCTTGTTTTCTGTATCTTTTTCCCACCCAGTTGTTCTAAGAACGGAAGCAACTTCGTATCAATATCCCTCATGTTATAAACATGGGTATAGATGCTGGGATCAGGACCTAACATAGCAGTGTTGGTTCGGCAATGGATTCTAATGTAATTGTTTTTTAATTGTTCTGGATAAGTATCAAGAAAAAGATCTAGGTTATTAAGATGAGGACACATTCTCTGGCAATAATAAAAGCCAGAAATGATCTTGTCGATCGGATCACGGTAGACAGCAATACGAATCTCACAGTCTTTGAGTTCTTTATGATAGGATTCAAATCCTTTCTCACGTCCAATGTAGGAATCATCACCACAATAGTCTTGAACATTGGTACCACTATACGTGGTAGGTTTCTCGTTCCAGAGAAGCTGGCCTAGATAATTAATGATGGTGGTGGATCCTGCTTTATTATTCCTGACATACCCCAGACGTTTACCGCCTAGAGTCACGCGAACTAAAGCCATTACTTAGGAATACCTAGGATAGGTCGTTTATCAAAAAGATTTGTCTTAGCAAAGGGACCATTAGCATGATTATAATGTAAGAAAACTTGAGAGCAAACATTGCCTTGAAAAGGTTCTCTCCAGTGTTCAAGTTCACAACCCGCATAAATAAGCATGTCGCCTACTTTTAAATCCACCTGAACTCCTTTAGGAGCTCCGGGTTTATGAATGTTTTTATATTCATCAATGACAAAGTTTTGCCCTGATGGATCAAGAAAGATAGGCCATTCATCGCCTCCTAGGTGTAGGGTCGTAGAGATCTCACAACTGGGTCTGTCTTTATGACGTTTTAAAATATGTCCTTTTTCGTAGACGCGAGTATATGAATACGTAGGAATAAGTTCTAATCCTGTTTTAGCTTTCATAATCGGAATCATATACATAAGTAAAGTTTCCATCACCCAGTCTGCATATTTAGAATAAGCTCCAAGAACTTGTTGATCTGTCCGTGTTCCCATAAAAGGATTAGCTGGATTTACTTTATTATTTTTCATCATCCAATCGACTGCATCTCTTTGTAGCATCATATAATTAAAGATAAAATTTGCTAGCCCTTGAGGGAGGGCTTGTCGAATCACTTGATATTTTTTAGTTTTAAAACTCATCCTATAAGAGTTCCCTCTTTATTTATTTGAATAAAATTAAAAGAAACCGATACCCGCCAACTCTTTTCTCCTTTTTCTTTACGATTCATTGATCTCCACCCCATGAGTTAACCATGCTGGAAACATAATCATCTGTCCTTCGATGGCAGGATAAACGACCACGCGCCATAAAGCTCTGGGTATTCCTTTAAGTCTTCGAGGGAGCATAATATTAGGTCCGGGTCTTGGATCTTCTACAAAAAGTCTTCCTGAATTCTTAGGAACCTTTACATAATAAACACCCGACCATTGAGCATTAGGATGAATATGTTGTTTATTGTAAGACCCTGGATAATTAATATTGGCCACACATATTCCCTAAACCCGGTTTGGGTTCCATGCCATAGTCTTTATAAATTTCTTCTTGCATAGCAAAAAGTTCATCGGTCAAAGGTTGATACTCTTTTTTAAAATTCATATCGGTAGGACTATGCCAACCACCTCCTGCATTGGTTTTTGTTTCAGTCTTATCTTTTTTACTCCAAGCTTTAATGAGAGGAAATAAAATCTTATTTAATTTTTGTGGATCCTTAACCATTTTCATATAAATGGGAGTTGGAAATAAAATTTCGCGGTTCATTTAAAAGGAGGTCCTCCAAACCACATGACGAGCGATCGACGAACTCCCTTCTTAACTTTAGCCACACGATGACGAATCATGCTACAAAAGAAAATAGCTTGGCCTTGTAACAGTTGAGGAGGTTTATTCCCCTCGGTCATAAATTCTAAATCTCCTCCTTCAAATTCATTCGGTGGAGAAAGTAAAATAGTCATGGATATTTTCCTCACGGGAGGTTCAAAACGACAATTGACTTCCGCATCCATATGCCAATCATAAAATCCCCCTTTAGGATATTCGGTAAATTGTGCATATTCGGTAAGTTGCATGCCTTCAAAACCAAAGTGATTACCATTCACCTGTCGCATAGTTCGTTCAATAATTCTATACATATCAGGCATCGCTTTAAAAGGAATCCAGCTGATCGTGGTAATTCTTTTTTTAGTGTCGTAACCTCCACCGGGCTTATCTTTCTGTCCCACTTGAGCTTTTTGAGCTTGTTGCTGATGACCCATATTAATAATATCCTGACATTGTTCCGGCGTGAATATAGGCGCTGTGGTATTAGCCATTAAAGATTTCCATTGCGGTTCAAAAATCATTCGGCCGTCCTTGAAGAAACAGGGTTATATTCAACATCGCAATTACAAACCAGCGTTCTTCTTTTTGCTTTTTTATTGGTCATAGGATAAACACAATGTCTTACATCATAAGGAAAGATATAGAAATCTCCAATTTTCATTTTAGGAGAATAGTCAGCCGTTACAAATTGACCATTAGCACTTCCCATAATTTGAAGTTGTCCATTCATCGGTTGATCAGGACGAGCTAGTTCAGGTCCCATGTCTTTAGGAAGTTTAAGAATCATCACCGAAGATAGTCCGGTATAGATTCTACCTTGATGAATATGTACAGGATTATAATCTCCTGCTTTCATTTCATTCACCCAGATTGAATTAATATTCATCTTATAGTCTCTAGTCTTATTCCATTTTAAATAATGATCAAAGACTGAATAGAACCATTTTAAAATATCCTCAGACACATAACTATGCTGATGCATCTTTTTATTGGAAGGACCAGCATAAAACAAAGACACTTCATCAGGAATTTTTCCTGCAAGCTGCTTGTTAGCATTGGGTAAATGTTTCTTTTTAGTTTCATAGAGTTCATTAAGCCCCACAAAGACTTCTAAAGGAACTTGATATTTTAAAACGGATTGTCCTAGGAATACAAAATCAAAGTTCATATAAATTTAATCTTTCCATATTGCTTTATAATTTCTTTGGGAAGGATACTAACATCGGTGACGCTTTTAGTCAATTTGTGAGTATGAATGGTATGCATATCTTTACCTAAAACCCCTTCATCTTGATAAGACAGACCATTAACTGACACTTGATCTAGATTAATAAATCGATGTTTAAATGAGGGAATACCTAAGAATTTATATATTCCTTTAATGGTTGGATCAGGTTTAGAGACAATTTCTTTATAATCAACAAAATGAACCCGGTGTTTATTTTCTGGCTTTAATAAATTCTGCATACATAAAAGTTCTTTAGCTATTTGTCCCTTAGGGTTCATTAATTGATGGCACATATGCGTAGGATTCTTAGACATTCTTCGTATCATAGCATCCGGAGTCTTATTCGCCCATCTTACCCATGAAGCTAATATTTCTAAAATAGGACGTACTAAAAAAATAATTCTAATATCTTCCCCATAAAACTTTTTAAGAAGAGATAAGTTTCCTTCTGTTCCTGCTGGTCCCCGATCAATAATATATTTATAATTCCAATTTTCATAATACGCAGGAAGAATCGCTTTCATGACACAATGTAAAGATTCATGATCAGGAAAATTTTTAAAAACATCCGTATGTTTAAGATTCCATATATCTTTATATATCTCTAAGGTAATACTATTAGGGGTACAACAAACATCAGGATTCTGATTAAGGATAGAAGCAAGAAGTGTATTTCCTGCTCTAGGAAAACCAGCTAGAAAATAGATTTTTTTATTTTTGACTCGCTTCATAAGCCTTTCGACGTGAGGGCAGACCCTCGGCCTCGGTCGGAATATAATCTGTCGTGGCTGCCATTAGGTCTTTAGGTACTTCGGTGGTGACAATTTTAATAGGAACTTCTTTGATGCCCAATTCATGAGCTGCCAGATAACGATTGTTACCGATACAGCATTTATAATAATCTCCTTCTTGAATACAGAGTAAAGGATTAACTATTCCTTTTTTCTTCATGGAGTCTCTTACTTTTTTATAGAAAGGACTGGTCGTTTGATTATGAGGATTTTTTTGTAGCTGCTGGTTTCTTAGAAATACTTTTTCGATTGGCACCATCATACTTCAGTTCTCCCGATTGTCTCACACGTTTTAAAGTTTCCAATTGACCTAGGACATTAAAGACTTCAGGCTGTGAGGATCCCGGAGTCAACGTTGCTTTCTTGTGTTCGAGTTGATGCATGTATGATTCAGCTTGATGGGTGTTCACATCTTGATCATCAAAGCTATTATCATGAAATTCTTTCTTAAGTTTAGACCACGTTGAAATTTCTCTCATTCTTGCTTTAGCTACGAGTTCCATATTCGCTCGACCATAAAGCTTTTCTTCTAATTCAATTTGTTTAAAATCTTTTTCTAAAGGATCTTTTTCTTTTTTAATTTCTCGCATCAGTTTTTCAATCTCTACATCGTTCTTTCGGTAATCAAAAGAAAGGTGCATTAGATTTTCGAAGTGAGTATTTTGTTCTCTAACTGATTGCCAATATTTTGCAGCTTTGGTTCCATACTTATTATCCGATAGAACCGAGAAACGCATTTCGGTTTCAGTTCTAAACATCTGTTTTTTAGCCCAAGTGTCCTGTAGTTCAGGAACCATTTTTTTAAATTCAGACGCTTGTGACTTATCAAGTAAAACCATAAGATGTTTCACTTCTTTGTCAGCACGTTTTTGAATACTTCTTTTTATCTTTATTCATTCTTTCTCCAATATAGTTATTTTAAAACTAAACGCAAGGATTAACTCGTATGTAAAAGTTTTAATGGATTCTCCTAGTGACCATACTTCTACGCTAGTTCCGACCGCTGGTGTTGGATATCCTGCAATGGCTAAAGCTGAAGCCGCTGTTGTTCCAGCGCCACAACAACCCGCACGAGCTTGGGCTAGATCCGCACCTTCAGACCAACATGTTCCATCCCAGGTTTCTGTTAAAGTATCATAAGCTGCAGGTTTATTTCCTCCATAAACCATACACATAGCTTGAGTGCCAAAGCCGGATTGTTGCATATTCTTACGACCGGTATTTTGATTATTAACTTCAGTCCAACATGTTCCATCCCATGACTCACAATTTGCTGCAGGCTCAGGTTGTCCAGACGAACAAATAGAAGCAGTCGTCGTTCCATTATTTGTAGGAACCGCTCTTGCTGTATTTAAATTATTCACTTCAGTCCAAGACGTTCCATCCCATAGTTCGGTTTCAGCTCGATAACCGGCACCGGGTCTTTCTCCCCCACAAGTTATTGCTGCTGTGACGATTCCTGATCCTCCCATACCATATCTTCCATAGGTCATATCTGCTTTTTCACTCCAAGACGTTCCATCCCATTCTTCATTAAGAGCACCCGGAGGATAATTTCCTCCAAAATATAAGGCTGCTGTTTGAGTTCCAGCACCACTATTTTCTGTTCTTCCTGTATTTAAATTATTTACTTCTGTCCAAGTGGATCCATCAAATTTTTCAGTATTAGTGGTATTTCCTCCACCTTCAATCAAAGCTGCTGTTACAGTTCCTTGACCTACACCAGCGGGTCGGCTCGCATTAACTGCTACTCCCGATGCCCATGCTCCTAAACTTACTGATTTACCAAATCCTTTTAAAGCGGCGCTTGAAGAATTGTACCAAACTTGTCCTTCTTGAGCGAGGCTTAATGGAGAAGCGGTTGACCATTCTTCTGTTGCGGTTCCTCCAGCCGTTCCTGGACCACCACCAGAGCATAAAGCAGAAGTATCTGAACCTGCACCATTTAAATAAGTTCTTGCAGTCCCTAGATCACCTACTTCAGTCCAAGTAGTTCCATTCCAAGATTCAGTTAATGCTTTTACGGCTGTGCCCGGATTAGTAGATCCTCCAAAAAATATTGCATTAGAATTATCTGTTACACCTGCTCCAGCATATGCTCTGGCACTGGTTAGATCTGATACTTCTGTCCACGATGTTCCATCATATTCTTCTACAAGACCAGACGGAGCTCCAGGTCCACCTATATTTCCTCCTATTGCTATAGCGGCTGTTGAAGTTCCACCCCCTACGAGCCCATATCTTGCTTGATTTAAATCGTTTACCTCAGTCCATGAGGTACCATTATAAGATTCAGTAAAGGCTCGTGGAGTAGATGAAGGAGTTCCTTCACCACCAGCAGCTATTGCTGCTGTTGTTGTTCCTGCGCAAGCCATTTGAAACCTTGCGCTCAGCATATTATTACCTTCGCTCCAAGAAGTTCCATTCCAAGTTTCACTTTCAGCTACCCACGTAGTAGTAAAACCTCCAGCCGATAGGGCTGCTGTTTGTGTTCCAGTTCCTGCTTGTCCAAATTTTCCAGTTTGTAAATTTGCTACTTCCGTCCAAGCTGTACCATTATATTGTTCATTGTTAGCTGTAAGACTACCGGGACCCCCACCTCCTGCAACTTGTCCTGCACTTTGGGGTGCTGTTTGTGCTGAAGCACCTATTTGTCTTGTCGTGTTCATAGCTCCACCGGAAGCCCAAGTTCCTGAAGCTGCAGCAGTTGCATACGGATCAGCCGAAAGTGTTTGTACTGTAAAACCTTTTATTGTTGAATAATCTGCCATTAGCTCACCGTCACCGTTTTAACTGTATCTGCCACAGTCCATTCTTCACAAATATTACTATAAGGAGAGCCATTCGCACTCCCTCCCCATATAACTGTATTCCCAGAAGGACAGTTAGGTCCTTGTCCTTGATCATATCTTCCCTGTGCTAAATCTGCTACTTCTGTCCAAGAAGTTCCATTATAAACTTCGGTTAAAGCTGAAAAAGCAGAAGCGGTAGGGCTAGGACTAAATTGTCCGCCACAAACCATTCCTGCTGTTGTAGTTCCAGATCCTGTAAAAGTTCTTCTGTTTTGATTTAAATTATTTCCTTCCGTCCAAGACGTTCCATCCCATGTTCCCACATTAGCGGTTCCCGAAGGTGAACCTACATAACCTCCAGCTGATATAGCGGCGGTTTGAGTTCCAAATGAAGCCATGTCCGCAATATAAGGTGGGCTGTAATTATTTACAGCGGTCCAAGTAGAACCATTCCATGATAATGTATCGTCTTTAAATGTCCAAATTGGTGGAGCTTGACCTCCCCAAACTATTGCAGCAGTGGTAGTTCCCGCTTGTCCTACATTTACTGCGGCATATGGTAGACTTGTTAGATTTGTTGTCCAAGACGTGCCATCATAAGTTTCAATCGCCGCTGGAAGAGGATCTGCATCCGCATAGCCACTTATAGCCATCCCCGCAGTTACTGTTCCTAAACCTCCTAAATTGTATCTTGTTGTATTTAAATCATTTACTTCTGTCCAAGTTGTTCCATTATATGATTCCGTTTGATCTTGTAGAGTAGGGCCTGTCGTTCCTCCAAAACATATAGAGGAAGTTTGTGATACCCCTGCTCCAGCTGAACCATTTCTTGGTGTATTTAAACTTCCACCAGACGCCCAAGCTCCAATTCCCGCTGTAAATTTTAAAGCGCCTCCTGTTGTATTGTACCAAATTTGTCCTTCGTTNAANANNGTTTGNTCAGGAGCGGGATTCGTTCCTGAATAATCAGACCATTCTTCTGTATTGCTTCCTACTGAACCAACCGGATATCCACCAATGTTTAAAGCTGCTAAAGTTGTCCCTGCTCCTGCAGCAATATAATTCGCATTAGCCATATTAGCTACTTCAGTCCATGAAGTTCCATCCCATGATTCTGTGTTAACTGTTGTCGAAGGTGTTTCTCCCCCGAAAATTAAAGCGGCTGTATTGGTGTGTCCTGCATATGCTACTCCCATACGTGCTTGATTAACATTATTAACTTCTGTCCAAGATGTTCCATTCCAAGATTCACAGATTGCTGTAATAGATCCCGAATTACCTGCAGCACATAGAGCTGCCGTTTGAGTTCCTGCTCCACCAGATGCATTTCTTCCGGTATTTAAATCATTTTCTTCAGACCAAGATGTACCGTTCCAACTTTCATTGTTGTCCGTATTGCCCGGATTCCCTCCAAATACTAATCCAGCAGTTTGTGGCGCCCCGGCAGCACACATCGTTTGAGTTCGAGCTGTATTTAAATCATTGTCTTCAGACCAAGCTGAACCATTATATTCTTCAGTGTAATCACTAGCAACCGTGGGATCTGTTCCTCCAACAGCAAGCCCTGCTGTTGTGGTTCCAAATCCTGCTCCATATCTTCGAGCATTATTTAAAGTATGTCCGGTTTCTGTCCAACTTGTTCCATCATACGTTTCAGTCGCTGAAATTGCTGTTGGAGCTGGAGCTGTACTTCCTCCTGTTACAAAAGCAAGGGATTGAATTCCTCCTGCCATACCTGCTCTTCGAGCTGTATTTAAAGTTCCCCCTGAACTCCACGCAGCCGTAGCGGCCACCGGATCAGTAGCATAGCTCTGAGTCTTGAAACCTTTTATGGTTTTATATTCTGCCATAGTTAAGTCCTACGGTAATGTATATTTTACAGGTTCTGGTTCTCTGGCTTTTTCTTCTGCAGATAGAGCATTCCAAGCTACAATAGCTTCGTCCACTTTCCCATCAACAATCGCTTGTGCTTCTGCTTTTGTTTTAGCAGTGCCACTCACTCTGTTGATCCAGGATACGCCTGCAGCGTTATTGCCTACAACCCAAACATCGCCAGGATGACCACTTAAAAAGAACGCATTACGATCTTCGTGCGTAAAGAAGTTCTTTCCGTAATTAGTCGCTGTGCAATATGTATTTGTTGCCATAGTTTCCTCCTTATTTTAAAATATATTTCACGGGTCTTATTTTTCCAGTTACTATAGGATGTTTTTCCTCTGCTGGCAAATTATCCCATGCAGCTTGCGCTGTCTCAATTTCTCCATCCACAATTGCTTGTGCTTCTTCTTTTGTTTTTCGAGTACCATCCACTCGATTTATCCAACATACTCCGTCAACATTATTCTCTAAAAC